ACTTTCATACAGTTTTTTGTGGCTGTATATCTTTTTTTCTCGTTGAAATGTTTTGTTGTTTGTTGCAACAACACGGCTCAGTGGCTCGTTCCAGATACTTTTAAATTTACCTTTTGCATCTGGATAGTAAAACACATAACGTGCAGGATACGTAAGAAACTTACGTTTGCCATCTTTGCGTTCTACAATGTTAATAATGTCACGATCTCTATCAATGATACCGTCTACATAACTCATGCTTTTCTTGCCTTATACCATTTAAAAAGTCCATACATACTAATACCCAACCAAAATACTTCTAGTGTAATATTAGCAAGCACAGGCTTATAATATAAATTAACAAATAATAATACTGCAACCATTGCATTATTAAAACTATACCAAAAGCCCTTGGCATCAAGTCTGTCTGTTTGCAATAAAAGGTAAGTGGTTACTAACAATAGTACACCCATATTACCAAATATATCGCTCCAGTGTAATGCGTAATAATCTACCAATAGCCCATTGCCTTTCCGAACCCTAATACATTAACACATGCAAAATAAGCAGTCAACAAAAAAGGCCAAGCAAGTTGACGCCTATGATAGGCATAGATAGCAGTTATGCTACCAATAAAGAATCCAGGATACACAATACGCATATCCGGTTCATCTGCATTTAATGCTAGTATTAGACTGGCGCCCACAGTAAATACGAAACTCACAAGTTCATAAAAAAATGCAACTGGATCTGTTTCGTAACTACTGCGCCAGAAGTTTACAATTTTGTTCAAAGAGTTCTACCAACTGTTTCCAAGATATGTTCTAGTTCATCGAATTCGTCACGCTTTTTGCTAAATTCGGCTTTGTAAGCAATAGTAATTGCTTTGTTTAGTACTGCAGGTTTAATATCCATTTCTTCTGCAATAGCACCCACAGTGTCTTTGAGACCATCCCGTAGAGCTTCCATTTCGCTCTTTACCTGAATGCCCTCATTAATAAGTTGCTTCAGTTTCGCGACATCAGCATCTGTAAAATTAGCCATACTAATTTACTCCGTTATGTTAGTTGATTATTATATGATTATATACGATTACGTACAATTGTCAAGAGTTTTATTCACTTTTCCAAATTGTATAAGCACCCCATGCAATAGCAATACCTGCTGCAATTTTTGCTAGTGGTGCCATGAATAAAATCATAAGACCTAGTGCAATACACACTGCGCCGTCCAATGATGTTCTTTCTTTCATTCTTCCTTTAATCCAATTTCTCATAATTTTTTCCTTTATTAATCTAAGTTTAAGGCTTGGTGCCCCCATTCATCCATTATCCATTCTCCAAATGCTGATCCAAACAACCACATTAGAGTTAAGATACATCCTGCTACACATATAATAATTGCCCATACTAAAATTTTTATTATTATATGTTTATCTTCTACCCAGTGTCCTACTATCTTAATTTTGTTTTTAACTCCGCCTAATAGATAACTTCCTATTACAAAACGTACTAAGCGCATAACAATTAATATAGGCGAACTAAGCACATCAAATAATATTAGAAACAAGTCTACACTAGCATCTACAATGTTGTCAATATTACACCAATTGCGTAATTTTTCGCCTAACCTGCGTACTCGTTCCTGTCGTTTACGTTCTCTTTCTGCCAGTTTTTCTTCTGACACCCAGAACATTATTCAGTACCAAACATTCCGATTAGCTCAGGACCAAAACTACCAGCAGCCCAACCTAGTGCTACAATGGCTACAACTCCCATTACTAACCATTTCATTTTAAAGTCGTCCACGTCCATACGTAATGCAACTAACTCATTGCCTAGTATGCGTACACTAACTTCTAATTTACCTTTATCGTCTGAATCGCTCATTTTTTGTTCTCCAGTTTCTCTAATCGAGCTTCTAATTGATCTATCTTTTTTGTTACATGTGGATACTTTTTACGCCAGGCATCTTCTGGTTGTTGTAACCAAGTCCATCCCCATCTTTGTACCAAGTAATCCACTATTAGATCAAACTTTGCATATAGCCATAAACCAATTCTTGTACTTTGAAAGTATGTGGAAAATGCCAATCCAAAAAGTGATCCAACTATTGCTGTATATATCCACAAGCGGTCACTTGCCATTCTCTCAATCATTTCCCACATATTCTAACTCCTCAATACAATGTTTGCATCTACAACATTGACAAACTTTAATAATAGGATTTTCCTTTAGAGCTGGATCATGTACTTTGATCTCTTTCCAAAGAGGCGTCCCACAGTGGCTTTCATGTCCACAATTTTGACAACTACTCAGCATGTCTGTCCTTTAGTATTTTACTCATAACATCAGTAGCTGTATGTGTAAAACACCTAGGAGCAACACCGTGAATAATTAGTGCTGGAACAAGAAGTTGCAATTTAACGGCTGTTTTAAATGCCGCTTTCATATGCTGTAGACCTGTTTCGCCTACTTCTTCTAGGTGTGCTTTACACTGTTTACTAAACATTATGTTATTCCCATTTCTTTTAATGTCGCAGGACCAACAATACCATCAGGTACAAGTCCTCGACTTCTTTGCCATTGCATTACTGCGGCTTCAGTACCTGGTCCAAATACACCGTCTGCTTTTGCACCCAATACTTTTTGTACTGCTTTGACTGTTTCGCCTTTGCTTCCTTTTTTAACTGTTTTGTGTTCAAAAGGAGGTGGTGTCCAGTCTCCGCCCAGCACTTCTAGTGCATGTTTATAATGCTTTTTACGGTCAGCTAATCCAATAGTACCGCCGTTAATTCTTTTTGTCATGCCAACAACATCTTGTTTGTCAGCCCACTTGTTTAGACCGTTTGTGTCCCAGAACCAGCATGCACTTTCCAGCGCACCCTTTTTACTTTTGAGATATTTAATTGCTTGTTCAGCAGTTAAACTTAAACTTTCTCCAAACTTAGTGTAATTATATCTTCCTGTCAATTGTATAATACCACGACCGCGGAAGCGCCATCCGTCGCCACTGGCTGTGTCGCCATTTTCCATACGGTTTGCATATACAACATTTGCAATCTTTTCTGGTTGTCTGTGATATTCTTGTGCATTGCGTCCTGCTCGCACAAAATATTTTGGAAATACAGCGTTTAATCCTTTAGCACTGTAATTTAGGTTTTCCTGCGTAATGCGAAAGTTATTACTTTCGTGAGCACATTGTGCAATAAATCCTGCTACTCTATTAACTGTGTTAATATCATAATAAGGTAGGATCTCTTCCATGCATTCGAACCATTCTTGGGCTTCAGTGTTGCCTTTTAGCAACTCTCTTACCTGGTCTGCGTTAAAGTCGAATTCAAAACTCATAGCTTTCCCCTTGTTTATATATGTATATATTTATCGGTAGTAAAAACCTAGCCTAGGATTAGCTAGGGTTTTGTCTGCATCTTCATAGTTGGGTTTAAATATCCAGTCTTTTAGTTCGTTGTACATTAAGTGTTGCTCTGCTTCTGTGTCTTTCCAAACTGGTATAATTTCTGTTGCTTCTTTAGGCATGTCTAATCCGTGCCTGCCGTGCATTTCAATTATTTTTCCACCTATAAATTCAATGTTAACACGGTGTGCTGACATTGTTTCGCTGATAAAATCTGGTAGGTCATAGTTGGGTATTTCTTCTAGTTTTTTCCAACTACTAAATCTGTATAATTCTTTTTTATTGTTAAATCCTTGTATAGCGTTAACAGGCCATAACTCTCCCTTGCGCCAACTATAATTTATACTTACATGATCGCCTTCAAACATTTCGCACCAAAAATAACCTGGCGGCACATCATTATCTTCATCTTTTTTTAATTTTTGTATGTATGCTGTTGCACCCATACCACTTAAATTAGTAATAGGACGTATTATATATTCTGCTGTTATTGGTACTGGTACACCTGCAGGGCCACAGTTGTATCCTAAACGTAAACTTAAATCTAACTTGTTGTAAAGACGACGAAAGGCAGGAATGTCCTGCCAAACTTGGTAATCATCCATTAGCTTTTCCTTGTTGTATTACTAACGTTTTTAGCTTTTCCTCGTCTGTTCTTGTTTGGATCTTCTCTACGTTTTTTGTTGACAGCTTTGGCAATTGCTTTTTTGCCACCTTTAGCTCTTAAACTTGCAGCTCTGCTTTTACTCAAGCATTTAGGTTTGCCTTCTCCAGGTTTACTGTCACCACATTTTCCAATACGCTCGCCTTTAGTATTATAACGATCCCAGCCACCACCGCCAGCACCGCCTTTTTTACC